CCACCCAGCCACTCCAGTTCGCACAGGCCGCCAAGCCGTTCGTCCTGCCCACCGTCAGCGAATACATCGCCAAGTTCCTCGCCGGAGGCGCCGAGTTCGCCGAGTTCAACGCCCGCATCCGCGCGGCCGCCCCGAACGTCGAAACAACCGACACCCCCGGCATCCTCCCCGAGCCGATCGTCGGCCCGGTCTACAACAACTTCCGCGGTCTGCGCCCGGTCATCGACGCCATCGGCGCCAAGGCCATGCCCGGAGGCGGCAAGGTGTTCCGCCGTCCCAGCGTCACCACCCACACCACCATCGGAGCCAGCAACGGCGAAAATACGGCGCTCGATCAGGGCACCTTCGTCGTCTCCGACAATCAGGTCACCAAGGGTGTCTACGGCGGATACGTCCGCCTCTCGGAAGAGGACCTCGACTGGACCGATCCGAACGTGCTCGCTCTCCTGCTCGACGACATGAGCCGTGTGTACGCTAACGAGACGGACAACGTGGCCAGCGATAACTTGATCACCGGCATCACGAACAGCAACAACTTCACGGCCGCCAACATCGCCGACCCGGTCACTTGGGTGACGTGGATGTACACCGCCGCGTCGGACATCCTCTCGGCCTCCAACGGCTGGCTCCCCACCCACCTGTTCGTCGCACCGAACCGCTGGGCCTCGATGGGACAGCTCACCGACACCGCCGACCGTCCGCTGTTCCCGCAGATCGGCCCGATGAACGCCTTCGGCAACATGGCCCCCGGCACCGCCACCGCCACCGCCTTCGGCCTTCAGGTCGTCGTCGACCGCAACTTCGCCAGCGGCACCCTCGCCATCGGCCACCCGGACGGCTTCGAAATCTTCGAACAGCAGAAGGGCGCAATCTCCGTGGAAGCCGCCGACGGCTCCCTGTCCCGGTACATCAAGTTCCGCGGATACTTCGCCACGCTCATGCTGGACGACACGAAGTTCATCAAGGCCGCGTTCGTCTGATCTGCCCCTAGGAGTCTGGATCATGGCGACGTTCACAGTGACGCATCGGATGAGGATCGACGACATCGTCGTGATCCAGACTCTGGACAACACCCCCATCTCCGTCGGCGACTCAATCACCGTCGCCGGCCTCGGCAACGGCATGGACGGCACCTTCACCGTCCTCGACGTCCCCACCTACTTGTTCACCGGTGTCGACGACGAAGGCGACTACACGTTCGACTTCAACGAAATCATCCTGAACCAGTACCTCTACGCCGACACCGGCGACGAGGTAACCCGCGATGTCGCGGATCCGTTCGGGACGATCACATGGACTCAGACGTGTACTTGGATCACCTCAAGCAACGTGACCGAATGGCTCGGGATCGCCACCGCCACCGCAAACGACACGGCATTCATCGCCACCTGTGTTTCCGCGGCTAACGCGTGGGCATATCGTCGCCGACAGGCGGCCGGCTACACCGACAGCCTGAGCTCAAGCCCATCCGGCGCCGTCACCCTCGGGACCACCATGTACGCCGCATCCCTCTACCGTCAGCGCGGCGCTGTCGACTCGTTCGCATCCTTCGACCAGATGGGCAACGCGATCCCCAGCCTCTCCCACGGCGAGATCATGCGCCTACTCGGCATCAACAGGGCTCAGGTGGCATGAAGTGGCATCCGGCATCTTCATCGAGGCTCAGAACGCCCTCGTCTCCACCATCACCGGCCTCGGCTACACCGCCATCACCGACCCCCGAAACATCCGCCCCATGTCGGTGCTCATCAGCCCGCCGACCTTCGAAACCTTCACCTACAACGTCGGCGACATCACGTTCACGATCAGCATCGTGGCCGCACCTCCCGCCAACCAAGACGCCGTCGACTACCTGCTCACACAGGTGGACACGCTAATGAACTCGACGCTACCCATCACCTCCGGCCGTCCGTCCGTCGTCACTATCGGCGGCCAAGACTTACCGGCCTACGATCTGACCGTGAGAATCGCCTCACGGCGCAACTAAGGAGCCCCACATGGCAACCACGACCTACCTGTCCAACCCCACCGTCCTCATCGGCGCCGTCGACGTGTCCGACCAGTGTAAGGCGGCGACCCTCACCGTCGGCTACGACCAGCTCGAGACGACCGCGTTCGGCGACACCGGCCACAAGTTCACCCAAGGCCTCCAGTCCGTCGAAGTGACCCTCACGCTGTTCAACAGCTACGGCGCCGGCGAGATCGAAGCCACCCTCTACGCGGCGGTCGGAGCCGGGAACACCACCCTCGTCCTCTCGCCCTCGGGCACCACCGAATCGGCTTCCAACCCGGAATACACGATTACCAACGCGTTCCTCGCATCGTTCACCCCGATCTCGGCCACCGTGGGTGAGCTCTCCGAAGTCGAGGTCACCTTCGTCGGTGGTACGTTCGTCCGCGACATCACCCCGTAAGCCAAGGAGTCCCGACATGAAACTCACCATCCGCATCGACATCGGCGAAGGCCCCGTCGAGGTCGAGACCAACCTCTTCATCACCGTCCTTTGGGAACGGAAATACAAGAGAAAGGCGTCCGATCTCGCTCAAGGCGTCGGCGCCGAGGACCTCGCCTTCATGGCCCACGAAGCCATGAAACTGTCCAAGATCACCGTCCCCGCCATGCTTGACGACTTCATCAAGAAGATCGTCAGCTTGGAGGTGGTCGAGACAAGCTCGGCGAACCCTACCCAAGAGGCACCTTCCGACGCGGCCTAGCAGAAATGCTGGTGTCCGTCGGCTGGTGGCCTCCAGACATCGAGTTCGACACGCGTGACCTCAACACCGTGATCGAAATCCTGAACAAAGGCCACAAGTGAGCGCAACGATCCGAGTCGACGGAGTCAAGGAAACCATCGCCTCCCTGAAACAGATCGACCCGGAGCTTCGCAAGACCTTCAACCGGCAGGTCAAAGAAATCGCCAAGCCGATCATCACCGCCGCCCAAAGCCGCTACCGGTCGCAGAACTTCCCATCGGGCACCGCTCGAGCGTGGAACCAGCGCGGCCGGCCGATCTTTCCGCTTGACACGCAGAAAGCCGTCCGGGGCGTGACTGCCCAGATCTCCACCTCCCGCCGATCAGCGTCAACTATCGCGGTCGTCCAGAAGAACGCCGGCGCGGCCGTATTCGAGTTCGCCGCCTCCGGGAACCTCGGCGCCGCATTCTCCGCCAAGAATGGCGCCCCGGCGCGCGTCATGTGGCCCGCGGCCGACAGCGCCCAGAACGCGGTCTCGCAAGAGATGGCAAGATACGTCGAGGAAGTCTCCGACATGATCAACAAGGAGCTCAGCCTCTAGTGGCCATACGCATCCCCATCATCAGCGAGTTCGACGACAAAGGACTCGCCCGCGCCACCCGCCAGTTCAAGGATCTCGAGACGACCGGCGAGAAGGCCCAGTTCGCCATCAAGAAAGCCGCCCTCCCAGCCACCCTCGCGCTCGGCGGTCTCGCCATCGCGGCCGGAGACGCATTCAAGGCATTCGCCGAGGATTCAGCCGCGGCCGACAAGCTCGCGCTCAGCCTGAAGAACTCCACCGGCGCCACCGACGCCCAAGTGGCCGCTGTCGAGGACTTCATCAGCTCCACCAGCAAAGCGGCCGCCGTCGCCGACGATGAACTCCGCCCCGCCCTCGACAATCTTGTCCGAGGCACCAAAGACATCACCAAGAGCCAAGAACTCCTTACCTTGGCGCTTGACATCTCGGCCGGCACCGGCAAAGACCTCGAGTCTGTCACCGCCGCACTGTCCAAGGCCTACAACGGCCAGCTCGGCCCGCTCAAGAAGCTTGACCCGGCGCTCGCCGCACTGATCAAGAACGGCGCCTCCGCAGATCAAGTGTTTGCCTCACTCGGCAAGACGTTCGGTGGCCAAGCCGCGGCACAAGCCAACACCGCCCAAGGTCAGATGAAGAACCTGACGATCCAGATGGGCGAACTCAAAGAATCCGTCGGCGCGGCCGTCGCCCCGATCATTGAGAAACTCCTCCCAGCGTTCATGGGAATCGCCAGCTGGATCCAAGAGAACACCGGTCTGGTCGTCGGCCTCGGTGTCGCCATCGGAGGCATCGCTCTCGCCGTCTGGGGAGCCAACGCGGCCCTGACCGCTTGGAACGTCATCACCAAGGTCACCGCCGCGCTGAACGCCGTCCTAGGCGCCTCGTTTAGCGCCCTCTGGGTCGCCACCGGAGTCGGCATCATTCTGGCCGTGATCGCCGCGATCGTCGTCCTACAGCAGAAGTTCAAGTTCCTTGACAACGTGATCGCCGCACTCGAGGTCGCGTTCCAAGTGTTCTGGGACTTCGTGTCGGGCATCTTCAACCAATGGTGGAACAAAGT